CGACTCACGGACATGCGATAGATATGATCCAGATTATAACTATGGTCGATGCAGCGAGCTTGGTGTGCAAAGAGGTGGTGGGGGAGGAATGAGCATACGAGAAGACATCCTTGACCAGTTTGGTGATGATGCTGAAACGATGCTGTTCGCTGACGGATTTGATGACGCGATCATTGGGGTTGGCAACAAGTTTGGTGATCAGCTTTGCGCCATTTATGATGCTGACAAAGTGATTGACATACTTATGAAAGAAGGGATGGATTACGCAGAAGCTATGGAACACTTTGATTTTAATATTGCAGGAGCTTATGTGGGTGAGCAGACTCCGATCTTCATTCACAAAATAGAAAGGAACACAAAATGAGCGCACTATACGATTGGATCGTTGTCGGAGCAGGATTGGCAATAGGAAGGCTTCTTGTTGCCATTGCAGTTATCACAGTAGTCACAGCTATTCTTGCTGTGTTCTTTATTATAGAGGAGAAAACCAAATGAAACTATGGACAAACAACACAAACGCAATTCACAAAGTCGATGACAATATGCTCTACCCGCGCAATACCTATGTGTTGCCCGATGAGCTAACTGGACCAACCTGGGACGATTCAATCCCTTGCCCACATAAGATCAAGCCGTACTACAAGGGGCGCGCTGCTGGTGGTGCAACAGCCGTGTACCGCGCTGGGGCAATTGGAGACGCGATCATCGCTACTGCCTTTGTCAACTACTTGGTGCAAGAGTCGGGTGGGGTTGTTGAGGTGTACGCTCCTGCACGCAACTTGCCTCTCTACGCTGGGCTGGGTGCAAAGCTGTGGCCGCTGCCGTCATCGCTGGAGGCATGGGATTCTTTTGATGCGCACTTGCCTACGGATGATTTGTTCAGCGGGCAGGTGGGCAACACGAAGCTAGGCACTGGTCCTGGCAACTGCTACCAGCGGATCTACGAGTGGATGGGTGTGTGGGATGAGAAGACTATGGCTAAGTATTGTAAGCCAGTGCTACATCTCATCGAGCCAGACCACGATGAGTTAAAGGCTATGGGCAAGTGGCCGTTGCCTAGTCCGTTCTTTGCCTACCACGTTTCGTCCAGCGGTCCGACCCGTACCTACCCGCCAACGATGGGACAGGATGCAGTGCTGGCATTGCTTGAGGCTTACCCCAAACATCACGCTGTCATCATTGGGCTGGATAACAGCAACAACTTCAAGGTGGATCATCCGCGAGTGATTGACCTATTCAATTGCACCAAGACTGTGCGCTCGCTGTTCCCAATTATCAGCGGGGCTGACTTCGTTGTCGCGCCAGATAGTAGTGTCAACCATATGGCTGCTGGGTTGGATACGCCGTGTGTGTCGTTGTGGGGCAGCTACGACCCAAAAGATCGAGTTTCCTTTTACTCGAAGAACGTATCTATATTCAAACCCGATACCTGCCCGCACGCACCTTGCCGTCCGCACGCTGGGTTGCCCCAGGCTAAGTGTAAGGATGCGACAAACAAGACCCCGAAGACGCAATACTGGTGTAATGCTCTGCGGAATATAACAGCGCAGGATATTGTTGAGGCCAGCAAGAAGGCGATGGAGTTGGAGGAAGTTAAAGAAAGCAAATAACCTAACTGGCGTTGTGGTCTGTGGGGAGATCCCACGGCGGGATATTCCTCAGTGTGTTCTCCCCTTGAATCAGAGCCAGTTTGAATTTTTATATGAAGACAATAAAAGTTAAAAAAATTGATGACAGAATACTTGAATTGCTTAGGAATCCAATCACTACTATGGGCAGTAAAATGTGGGATGAAATAGCATTGGTTGTAGATTATTTGCGCAATACCCTGCATTTTTCTCGTGAATCCATATTGGCTGTAATTAATGCCAAGGGTGGTTATGGAAGAAATCCAGAAGTACCACATAAGGAATTAATTAAGCATATAGACAACATTCTTAAGGTTAACAAAAAGAATTATAAAAATTATTTACTATGTCCAGAATGGGAAAAGAAGAGAAGGCTTATAATTCAAAGAGATAAAATTTGTCAAGGTTGTTTAGATGCACCCATACATCAAGTACATCACTTGACCTACAGGAATGTTGGCAACGAACTTATGTTTGAACTTGTGGGTTTATGCAGAGAATGTCATTCAAGATGTCACCAAGAATATAAATGACAACAGCACAACGCCAAGCTGAAGAGATCGTAGGCCAAGTGGATTGGCAGTCCGAGAACCACGGGCTGTGCAAGTGTCCAGGTGAGGCTGCACATACCAGCCACACTCGCATCAGAGATACAACGGTGTTCGTAGATGGCGCGCCGACTATCTTCTGCTGGCATACCTCATGCACGCCGTATCGTGACGAGGCTAACCGCAAGCTGCGCCGAGCCATATCCAGCGATGTTCTCTACAAGCCAGTAAACATTATGTCGGGTGGTACAGCCGTACCAAAGCTGGTTATCAAGAAAGACCCACACTCAGAGGTGTTGGACAGGATCAAGACGATTGCGGAGTCAAACAAGCAACGATACCTAACGCACTACAATTGGGAGACGGCGGATATGTTTGAGGAAAGTCCGACCAAGCTGGACGATCCAGCCAAGGACTATCAGTTGTTCCTATCGCTGTTCAACGCTGTCGATAACATCTGGATAGGTAATGTTACGGACAGCGGGAAGCATCCACAGAACTTCCGCACGGCTTACGATTGGAAGAAGCTGGATGAGCCGATTGGGCAGTACACAACTGGTGCGACTTACAAGCAGGGCACAGTCAGCAGGTCCAACGATACGGTTGAGGATAGGATATTCTTGGTTGTCGAGTCGGATGTACTCAGCAAGCCACAGATGGGCGCGGTGTTCCAATTGATGCGTGATCTATTCAGCATGAAGCTACACGCCGTTGTTAATACTGGCGGAAAGAGCTTGCATGGTTGGTTTGAGATGCCACCAAAGAACGAATGGGTGGACCAATTAAAAGCTTTTCTTATTCCGTTGGGTTGCGACCCTGCAACATTCAAACCCAGCCAACCCGTTAGGATTCCTGGGGCAAAGAGAGAAGACAAAATGCAAAGCTTATTATGGTTTTGCAAAGGAGGAAAATGATAGAGCCAGCCGTAGCACTTGGTATCAAACCGAAGACGGACGAGTGGCCGCCAATCAAATCTTATGCACAACTTGTCAAGGAAGACTTACCCGCACCAGAGACGTTAATTGATGGAATGTTGCACAGGGGCGGGAAGATGTTGTTGGGTGGAGGTAGCAAGGCGTTTAAGAGTTGGAGTCTAATCGACCTAGCCCTTTCGTTACACGCTGGCGTGCCGTGGTGGGGTCAGCAGTGCAAGATGTCGCGGGTGTTGTTTATCAATTTTGAGATTCAAGAATGGTCGTTCCGCAATCGGTTAGCCGATGTTATCAAGGCCAAGGGACTAGAGGAGAAGGCCGATGACTTTGATGTGTGGACGCTCCGAGGCCACGCTGCCGATCTTACTCTCATCCGCCCTATGATCGAGAAGCAGATTGAAGGCAAGGGCTATCAAGCGATCATCCTTGACCCAAACTATATGCTGATGGGTGAGAGGGATGAGAACAGCGCAGGCGATATGTCATCATTGATGAATGAGTTTGAGTACCTGGCTACACGCCACAATCTGTCGATCATTCTGTCACACCACTTCTCCAAGGGTAACAAGTCGGGTGCAGAGTCGATTGACCGCTTCAGTGGTTCGGGCGTGTTCGCCCGTAATCCAGATACGTTGGTCGTTCTGACTGCCCACGAGGAGGATGAGAAGACTTACACTTGTGACATCACGCTGCGTAACTTCCCGCCAGTAGATAGTTTTGTCGTTCAGTGGCATTACCCACTGTTCCAAGCCAACTTTGCACTCAATCCAGATAAGCTAAAGAAACCAGGCGCACACAAGGCTGTTGACGATAAAAGGTTCTTAACCGAGATGGGTTCAAAGCAGTGGCAAGCGGGTGATTTATGTCGTCATATCATCGAAAAGTTGGAAGTATCGGAAAGTACCTTTTATCGCTATCTAAAACGCCTTCATAAAGCCAACAAGATATTGTCTGACAGCGGCTTGTATATTGCCAATCAGACCACTTTCTAATCCACTTTCAAAACACTATCATCTCTTGAGCTACCAGACTCCTTATATATATAAGGAATAATTCGCGAAGGAAAAGTAGGAACAGGACTCCTTAGTCCGTCCTGTCCCTACTACGCTACGCTATTTCCGTAGCGTTCTCCTAAATGAACAAACAGGGCTGG